TATGTACCTCCTACTTACGCAGTTTTGACAGAAGCAACAACAAGTGCTTCAGGACGAACAACCTTCGAGCCATAAACGTGCAGACCCTTGAGGCCATCAGCGAAACGCTTTTCGAGGCGGTATGCCTCGGTCTTGAGAATCTGCTGTGCGAACGAGGTCGCAATGGACGAACCCGCATAAGCAAGCTGCCCACCACCAGCGAGAGTCACAGTGACCGCAGCCGAAGCTGACGAGTTGACATCAACCGTTGCAACCGAACCCGTAGCGTTCACCGAAACGATCTTCGCCGCAGCACCAACACCAGTACCCGTAACCGAAAGGCCAACGTCACCCTGGTTGAACTGACCAGCAACACCGGTCAGGCTCTTAGCACCAGTCGCAGTCGTCACCGAAGTGATTGCGCGGTTTGCCTGTGCAGCGTTGTTCGACTTGAAAATCTGGAAACCAGAAGCCGTGCCAACAAAACCAGTGTGAAGAGCAGAGGTACCCGACTCGTTAGCCTTAATGAAACGGCTGTCGAGCTGAAGGCGACCATACGCGGCAGGTGCGAGCACAAGCCAGCGCTGTTCCTCGGGAACGTTTGCCTCATCCAGTGAAACCGAAGCAGGCACGATGAGGTTGTCGTAAACGTTGGATGCGGTCGTGCCATCGATCAGACCAAGCGAGTTACCCGCACCAAGAGCAATCTTCGACGCAAGGTGACGGTCGGCAACATCACGGAGACCATAAGCGGCGCTCTGTGTTGCATCCTTCATAACCTTGCCACCGTCGCGAACCTGCGCGTCGTCAACATCGTCAATCTGGAAGTTGAACGCCTTCTGCTGGTCGATGATGAGAAGCTGTTCAGTGTCGGTCAGCGTTTCGGGTGCGGCCAGATCAGTGTTCGTGGCGTAATCCGAAATGGTCGGGTCACCGAACGACGTAATGTGAACGGTGTCACCGAATGCACTGATGTCGCCCTCATAGTCGCGGTTGACAATTCCATTGGAACCGAATACAAGCGCCTTATCGAGTGAGGTCAGGAGGTTTGCGTTCCAAACCTCGGGAATAAACTTCGTGATAGCCATTAGTGGCCTTTCTTGTTAGTAGTTAGCGCCCAGACAACTGATCTAGTTGCCCAGCGTTTTGAGCTTTCACAATCTCCGCAGGGGACATCCGTGCGAGATCGGCTTGCGTGAGCTGGGCAGGTTTTGAGTCCTTACCCTTCGCGCCCTGATCTGCGCCACCGTCAAAACGGTTCGGCTTACCCGCAGCCAGATGAGGCTTACGGGCAATCAGGTCTGCGATTGCTTCTGCAAGCGCGTCAGAATCAACATCACCGTCATCGCTCACATCGAACGTGGACAGATCCAGATACAGTGCGGCATCTGTGGGATCGGCCATCTTGCCGGTAGCAGCGGCTTTGAGCTCGGAACGCAGAATGCGCTCGTTTGCTTTTCCGTTTGCTTCAGCTCGCGCTTCAGCCCTTGCGGCTTCCAGTGCTTGCTCTTCGGCAGGCTTATCCTTTAGTGCTGCTTCGCTCTTGAACTTTTCGAGCTCAGCTTTCAGCGCACGACTTTCTTCGCGTGCCGCTTTCCGCTCAGCCTTCATTGCGTCAAGAGCTTTTTGGCCGGCATCACCTAGAGGCTTCTCTTCCTCAACGGTCTCTTCCGACTCTTCGACTGTTTCTGTTGCTTCTTCTTCCGAATCCGTTGCGGGCTCGGTAATGATTTGTTCTGACATTAGGAATTGCTCCAAAATGGTTGTGCAACATTGCGTTGCGGAATCCCCACCAAAAGAATGGGGAAGATTAGAAAGTGTGTTCGATGGCACACCAAAGGCACCCTCTCAGCGGCCACAGGTGGCGATCTGAGCGAGTTGGGTACCGTTCTGGGGTTATCCGATTAATCGACTTTTCGGGTGCCGCATAGGGCGAGTTCCGAACGTGTGTTCTAGAGGATCAAACCCAACTTGCGGGCCAGCTCATTCACCGACGCAGGCTGATTCACCAGATCATTCAACTGACGAGACATAATCTGGTCAGCCAACTCACGATCCGCAGAAGTCAACGGTTGACGCTTCAGCCACGGATTGCGACCAGAACGAACCGTCTGCATCATCAAATCCGCATCATAAAGACGACGCTCAGCAGCAGTCATCGTGTAACGGTTCAACGGATCACGAACACCAGTAAGCCGAGCCTCAGTTACCGCAGCAGAAGCACCCTTCCGAGTACCACCACGACCAAGAGCACCAAAGCCCTCACGCATACCAATCAGGTTCCCGCCACCAACTTGAGCACCAGTGATGTAACCCTCGTCACGCATCCACGCAATAGCGCGAGGACGTGTACCCGCCTGGGAATAGATGTCGTCAATGGTGAACCGTGACGGTGTGCCATAACGTGCGTTCGACTTCGCCGTACCCAAACCTCGAGTACGAATATTCGTCACACGGTAAATGTCGCCACCATCACGAACAGCACGAGCATCATTGAAGCCCCACAACTTGTTCTGTTCCTCTTTAGATAGAGAATTGAAGTAGGCGTAAGGGTCGGTGGACATATCGCCCGCAAGACTTTCCGCAGCAGGAATATGGCGGCAATCGCACCGAGGGTGACGCTGAAAACCCGTATTCCACCGGTACCACTTACCCGCCAGGATCACGCAACGCACACACGAGGGAGTGTTGAGCATCCGCACATAACCCGCCACAGACGGACGCGCAGACATCCCCGCCGCGGCAGCATTGCGCCCAGCATCAGCAATCTCTGACAGTGCCACCATCGACAGGTACGAACCGCCAGCCTTCAACGCATTCGCAACCGTGTCACCCTCCTTGATGCGGTGCTTAGTCCGCAACACAGAGTTATAAGTGACTTCTTCCAAGGCCAACCCATTCGCGGCCCGACCAGCAAACGCAGCCGGCACAACATCACCAACAGGCAAATCAACCTGCCGAGTCTCAGCCAACACACGCGACACATAACGAGAACCCTCAGTAGCAGCCGCAAGCTGAGCCGCAGTCAACACACCAACAATCGGTGCCTGCAACCCAGCCCACGACGCATCAAAATCGGGCCCCATGCGCGACCACAGCGACGCAATAGCCTTAGACGCTGCAACCGCTACACGCTGTTCAGTCTTATAGTGCGCTTCCGCTGCTTTCGGGATCATTATTTACCTCCGCGAATGCGCGCCCAGCCTGAACGATCGGATCTAGCTCTTGTTCCTTCTTCGACATCGCCAGGATGCGCGGAATGTCCAAAGTGGACTCACCGCGCAGCTCCATCAGAAATTCGAGGGGGTAGCCGATCGACTTGAGTTTCACCATCATGTCTGCGAGCTGTGCCTCGGAACGGATCTCGGGATTCATCCACGTGACCGTCCCGTAAGAGACCAACCCCGCCAACTTGTCATCACCAGACGCCAACGCAATAAGGCGGTTGACTTCACGCATGGCAGAACTAGCGAAAGTCTCAAACTCGAGCACCTTCTTGTTCAAACCAATCTCAGAAGCCTTCAGCCCTTCGCCGTTCACGTTCGACATACCCGTTTTGGAAACAAGGTAAGTAGGCGGTGTGCGAGTCTGCGAGGCGATATGCCCCACAGCAACATCAATAACATCCGTGAAAACATCCAGCTTCGCGGCCTCCCACGAACCGATGCTTGGCTTTTCCCCATCAACATAAAAGAGTCTTCGCTCGGAGAGTTCCTTCATATCGACAGCTTTGGTGCCGGTTTGCTTTCCGTCTTTGTCGAGGACTGGGACTTGAGGCGGAGCCGCGCCCATAACAACGCGCGCGGGCATCGACGCATAATCAGCCGCCAACATCAGATAAGCCCACATCAGGTTCACGAAATCCTGCATCGGAATAACGCCGGCGATCTCCGAAACCGGATCACCCTTCAGCGTTGGCCGGTTCGGGAACTCCACCACCGGCACAACACCCATCGGGTTTACCAGCGGCCATGGTTCGCCCGAAACCTCGCGAGTGACCCAGCCACCGTCCGCATAGAACGCAGACTTGCCCTGTTCGGCCTGAGAGTCACGCTCGTTCACATCCGAGTTGCGCGAACGCTTGTACTTGAACACCCAATCAGCAGTGAAGAGGGTCGCGTATTCGTTTTCCTCGTCAACCCACGTCTTTAGGGCAGCCTTACGAATGCGAGGGTTCTCGAAGTCGTACTCGATCTCCACATTCGACGGGTGCTCCCACGTCAGCAAGGGCTCATCCGTAGACGTGTCGCCCCAGACGATCGCAAACGACCGCTTAGAGGTAAGCGAGGTCTGAAACCCCTGAGCTGACTGAGCTTCACCATCGTTACGCACCCAATGCTGATGAAGAGACTTAGAAGCCGCGGAAGAATCCTCACCCAAGTTCATACCCGTATAACGGATACGCTCAGCCTCAGCATTCACCACAGGAGCAGCCCAGTTATCAGCAAAACCCGCATAACGCTGCGAATTCGCCTTCCGCCACTCAGCAGTAGCGAATGACAGCGGCTGCATACCAGCTACATAGTTCTCAAGAGTCTCAATCTCAGGACGGCGTGCATTCAAACGGGTATAGATCCGCTGCACCAACCGCAACGCTTCAGCGTTATCCATACTCAGCCTCCCAAATCAGGGCACAAAAAAAGAGCCCCCAA